TGGGCCGGGTTCGCCCTGCGCGCCTTGCTCGCCATCGCGGCCGTTAACGCCGGGTTCGCCCTGTGGGCCGGGTTCGCCATCGCGGCCGTTAACACCGGGTTCACCGGGCGCGCCTTGCTCGCCCTGTGGGCCGGGTTCGCCCTGTGGGCCGGGTTCGCCATCGCGGCCGTTAACGCCGGGTTCGCCCTGTGGGCCGGGTTCGCCATCGCGGCCGTTAACGCCGGGTTCGCCCTGCGCGCCTTGCTCGCCCTGTGGGCCAGCTTCGCCGCGGAACAGACCACTTGCTGCCATGTCCCGCAATACCCTCGTTATCATGTGCACGGTCGCGCCAGCACTGGCAGGAGGCCTGTTGTCGTCGGCGTTGCCGTCCTGGTTGTCACCCTGGTTGTCGTCCTGGTTGTCGTCCAACTGCGGATCCTGCGCGGGGTTCCGGGCGGGTGCGGGCGCAGGTGCGGGTGGCGTCTCGCCAATGCGGTCCAACGTCGTCATGGCCATTTGCAACGTGTATTTGTCGCCATCCGGCCCGATGCTGTTTAATCCCTCCATTTCCCGGATTTCGTTCACGTTTATCGCACCGATATTCCGTAATCCCTGGTAATACGCCATCCGGGTTGCAGTATCCGCCCGGAGTGCTGCGCGTGTATCGATATCAGTCCATAAGCTGGCGCGGTTTGCGCCAAGTAGTTTATAGTCCGCTTCGTCCTCTAATCGTTTGCACCATGGGGTTATGCTATCATCAATTACCTCAATAGTCTGATGCTCGATATTCGAGAACGTTGAACGCAGCAAATTATAGATTTTATGGGGAGGAACGCCAAACCATCTAGAGATTTCGTCTAATAGGAATTGATTCGTTTCGACGAATTGCGACTTTTCCGGTTCAACGGATATGGGCTGAAACTCCATATCACCATCTAGAAACAGGACTTTGTTCGATCCAGTTGCGCCGCCGTACAGTTTCATGAAATCGGCGCGTAAGTTTTTAATACCTTCCGGCGTCAACTTACCTTTGGTATGAATAACGCCGGATGGATTGGCAGAGTTTTTGAAGAACGTTGCGCCGAATATTTGCGCCGCCAGTACCCATCCAATGGATTCAGCCGCATACGTCATGACGTTTACGCCAACTGGACCCTCACCGAACCCGCGAAGGTGGAAGACGTCTTCGGGCGGGACATCGACATGTTGCATGTAGGATTCTGAATACACACGATAAAACAGTTCGCCTGTCTCCTTATCCCGGCAAGTCTGGACGCGTGAGGGGTGCAGCGGCCAAAGGGCGATGGGGCGCCCGGCAATGCTGCGCTCAATCTCGGCGTAACCGTTCCCCCATCGCAGCGCCCAATGCACCATCGTTTCGCGAAACTGAAACGACGACCATTCGGTGGACGGGCGATCAGACAGCAAGCCATTGACAGGGTGATATCGCTGAACCTCGGAACCGACATCGACCGTGCGCTTGACGTACCAGGGGAGACGCGCGACCGTTTGCGACAGGAAACGCGTTGCAGCCCAGCACGCCGACACGCGCAACATGCGATCCGCGTCCATGAGAACACCAGACTGCGTTCGCCCGGAACCGGCAACACGCGTCATCTGCGGCATTTCCGTTTGTTTCAATAACCGGGCGAACGGATCAAGCACGCGCTCGAACGGATTAACGCCATTCTGAATCGTCGTCGTCGTCATGGTCGACATGTTGTAATCCCCTGCGTGCTCGTTGTTCGTCGCTCTGTGGCGCCCCCGAATTCCACGCGGAATCGTCCGCGGGTTCTTCAGTCAGCCCCCACGCGCCGATTGCCTGCGTCAGCGCAATGAGCGCATCAATGCGCTGCGTCGCATGGGCTTTGTCAAACCTGCGCAATTCCGTGGGCGATGTCAAAAATTTTGCACCCGCGACCGCGGAACGTATGACCGGGTTCACATCGATCCGCAAACGCCGGTCAGCAATCCACTCTTCTAAAAGTTGAATTGAACCGGGCATCCACAACTTTGACGATTTACGGCGCGACCAACCTTGCGGATGCTCAATAAGAGGTAAGTCAACGCCTTCCTCTTCTAGTTCTTCTTCGAAACGAGCAATCAAATACCTATCATATGCGACCGCTTCTACATTCAGCAACTGTTGCAAGTCTGCTAGATCAGCGATTATGAATTTAAATTTTATTATTTCACCCGGCGTTGCGGTCAAATAACCCTGTTGCACCCATAATTCATAGGGCGCGCGGTCTGCATCCTCCCGCGCGCGCAATGTTGCGGCGGGTGTATAAGTTTTTGCAAAAACCGCAAATATCGGTTTACCGGCGTCGTTCAAATCGCCCGTATCGACGACGACGGTCAGCGCAGCCATGTCTTTCCGTGAACTCAGATCGAGGCCAATCCGGGCGCGGCAACCGGCGTAATCCTCAATGTTAAGCGTCTCATCTTCGCACGCCGTCCATGTCTCACGATCAAGCCACGCGGTTTCGGCGTCAGTCCAACGGCAGAAATGGAGACGAAGGATGTTATTGCGTCGACCAGGTATAGACTTAGCTTGCGCGACCACGCCTGATAGATATTCCTCGGATAGAATAACCCCCAGCAACGGATTGGCTTTAGGCCAGCATGATCTATCGCGGAACGGATCATCACCTTTGTCGAGGGAACAGATATAAGCGAATGTGTCATCACCCGACGCATCACCACTTAGCGCCCGGACTGCATGCTCGCGTTCCTCCCAACACACAGAGCGCAGGTCAAATCCGCTATTGGTCAGCATCACGATCATGGGTTGGCGCCGGAATTTGAACCCACGTTCCAGGATATCGACCACGGTCCTGTCGGGGTGTTCGTGCAACTCATCGATCAGGACGCAGGACGGCCGCGGTCCTGATCCACCACGCTTACCAATCATGTGCGTGACAGGCTTGAAGAATGAGCCCCTCGCCTTCCCAGAGCCCACTGTGAGACCCTTCACCCTGTCTTTGCCCGCGGGGATCAGCCTCGACCACAACGCCGGGTTATTCTTCGCCATGCGAACGGCGTCTTGGAAAAGCACATCCGCCTGATCAAGCGTCGTCGCAGCGGCGTACACCTGCGCGCCCGGTTCGTTATCCGCCATCATGGCGTATAGGCCGAGTCCAGCCGCTAGGGGAGAATTGTGCGTTGGAACCATGCCGCGTCCAGCAAGGAACAGTCTGGACGACGAACCAACTGAAATGCAACGAACAGGAACAGATTCAACAGGTTCACATGAGACTATTCGCCTATCGCCCGCAAGCCTTCTACGATCATGACGTTTGAATTGTCTAACACTTTTTCTAGCCAATCTAAAAACAGGCATGTCATTAGGTGGAAAGAAACTAACTCTATATCGTGGCCCGCAATCCTTGCCATTCAATAATGCGCGACTTTCTTTTATAACTGCTTTAATACCAAGTGAATTGATCAATTCTAATACGCCATTGATAAGTTTTTCATTTACCAATGTTATTTCGCATTGTCCTGCTTTCGATATGGTTCCATCAGTATCCATCAAACCCTGTAATAAATACAAACGTTGCTCGATAGAACCGTGTAAATAATCTTGTGGTATATGCTTATTATTTAACAATCCCATCTTACGAAGCGCGGTTTGTATGCCCAATCTGTAACGACCTGCACGCGCAGCATCGCCTTTACGACGCCCTACAGAAACACCTGAAAATATTATATGAACCAATGTCATACAATCATCATCGGCAGCGGTAATCCTCGCACAATCGCTATCGCCATCTCCGAGCCATGCGCCAAGCACATACGGATGGATAACAAGATTCTTATCAGTATACTGTAGCGGGCCAGCTAACGGGATACTGTGATTCGCTGACTGATGCTTACCATTAGCGTAATAGACAGTCTCGGCTATCTCGGAAGTTGTTCGAACTGCAAAACGCCAACGCCCTTGGTCTTTCCTGGAAACACCTTTAGTCGTCAGCCCCTGACCCTTGCGACCAGACCAACGCGCCTCAGTCGCCCATAGGTGACTTGCATCCGCCGTTATCGCCTCGCCATCGTCAAACACAACGCGATAACATGGTCGCCCGGTCATCACCTCACTAACGGCCGTAACTGAACACTGCGCCCCTCGCTCATCAAACACGACATCGCCCACGCGAAGCGCGCCCATGGTCGACCACCCCGCGGCCGTCGCAACAGGTGTATCCAACGCCAGCGCTTTACCGTTCCCCTTGCCTTCTTCGATATACGCGCGTCGGAACCGTCGCAAACCATCCGAAGTCCTGCGCCAGCCGTGCAAGTTCGAGACAATGAACAACTGGGAAGGTTCGAGGTAGAACGGCAATCCGTCAAACTGACCATCTGATAATGTCAGCCGTTCAATAAAGAAGCGCAGCACACGATTTGCGGCGTCAAAGTCGAAATAGATATCATCGCGCGCGAAATCACTGAGGAAACGCGCGCACGCTGCGCGAACCAATCCACCCGCTATTATCCTGCCTGCAACAACGTCCTGCGCATACGCAATGACGCCATTGTCATCAGTCAAAAAATTCGTCTTTTGGAGTATCATGGTCATTCGACGAGAAAAACTGATCAGAGATTGGGTTGCCGCCTAAGCGATCCGAACACTTCATCATGATGCTGGCGTCCTTAGACGAGAAGAACGCCGGATCATCACGAAACTTCGCAGTGAGAACGACAAACAATTCAACGGTTATGCGGTGATTCTCACGCAACCATGGCATGGTTACAACGATTTCATGCCATACAGATTTCTGCAAATCATTGAAATAGCGTGGGGGCGCACCAATAGATGGGGCGCGAATGATTTTACGGTCCTTGAATGATGCATTCTGCGCGCTAGTAGGGTCCATAGTGGACGGACTAACGGTTTTACCATTCTTCGTTAATAGTTTTATCGATGAATTCGCCAATATATCACCCGTATTTTCCCCCCTAAAATTTAGGG